CCTCATACAAGTCTTCTGAAAATCGGGCATTTCAGAAGACTTGTATGAGGTCTATTACAATGAACATGTTCTTATGATGACTGCAATTCAATCGCAAGCAAACACGGACAGTCTGGAAGACCCTGAGTACAAAGGATTGATTCGCAAGAATAAAACCGTTACCGAGATTATGTCGAAATGCCATATTAACGTTCAGAAAAACCACATTGCAAAAGAGGCGGCAGAGTTATTTTGGGATAGAGATTTTAGCGAAAAGCTTGACCAAGACAAATACACGATTGGTTTCGAGAATGGTGTGGTGGACCTTCGAACTGGCGAGTTTCGAGATGGTCGCCCATTGGACTATATTTCAAAATCGACACTCATTGATTATTACGACGATGTCGCAATGAAACGCTCTGAAAATATCACATATCGACAAGAGATAGATGATTTTATGTCAAAGCTATTCCCAGACGATGATCTGAAAGAATATGTATGGGAGCATCTAGCATCAACCCTTATTGGGGAGAACATATCGCAAACATTTAACATTTACAGAGGAGATGGTAGTAATGGTAAGTCGCTACTTACGGTTCTTATGTCGATGTGTCTTGGTGAGTACTGTAATCCAACTGCTCCCATCGGCGTAATTACTTCAAAAAGACAGCAGCTTGGCGGAACATCTTCGGAACTGTATGCTCTAAAAAGTATTCGATATGCAGTGTTCCAAGAGCCAGAAAAGAACATGGTGTTAAATGAAGGTGCCATGAAAGAAATGACAGGTGATGCAAAAATCCAAGCAAGAGAGCTGTATCAGACATCCAGCACCTTTAACCAGATGTTTACGTTGGCCGTGTGCACAAATACATTCTTCCAGATAAAATCGCAAGATGAGGGCACATGGCGACGTTTACGAATCGTTGAGTTCAAGAGTTGTTTCAAGAACCCAGAGGTGTACGACAAACTACCCCAAAAAGATAAGGACAACAAATATATCTACAAGAAAGATCCTACACTAAAAGACAAGCTTCCATTATGGGCCCCGATATTTATGCGGTTGTTGGTAGACAGATGTGTCAAGAATCAGGGTCTTGTTTTAGATTGTGATATGGTTCTTGAAGAGACGAATAAGTATCGCTTTAAACAGGACCTTATTGGCCAGTTTGTCCAAGAAATGATTGTTGAGTTACAAGGAGCTAGCTTGTCGAAACAAGAAGTATCTCAGCAGTGGAAACAATGGTGCGAGGTCAATCAGGCAACAAACGTGCCAAAAGTAACTGAACTAACCGATCATATGAACAAGATGTATGAGAAAAATGGACGCAATGGTTGGTCAAATGTAACGTTTGCGACGTATGTTGACGCAGAACAAGAACTTTAAATATAGCTAACACAACCGTGTGCTGACAGACATATTAGATTACGATTACGATATGGTATATTATGACATTATGTAATCCTACAATAACAAAAATTATTATCTCACTTATCACTATACAATGACAGAAAAAAAAGAAAACTTGACACCTGGACAGGTGGTTGTTACCATCATGGCGCTCATAGTTTTTTTTTATCGACTTATAGTGCTTGCTATCCCAATGTTCACGAATGGATTAGTCCAAAAAAATTATCGCGATGTTGCCTTATCATTTACAATGTTGGTGTAATTCATATTGATTATTGATTATTGATTATTGATTACTTTTCTTACATGCAGTAGTAATCAATACGGAAATACAGAACAGAACTTATTCATCGGGCACCAATGTTGTGGTGAGTGGCGGCACTGTATATGTTGGCGAAGGATTCATATTTGCTTTTATGTTGGGGTCTGGGAACGATACGCCGAGAGATCTGGTATAAGTGTTATATGGCAATATACTTAACAACCCTCTAATGCCTGCAAACGAAGTTAACGCAATGGACGATATAATTAATGGATATGCGATTAGCATCACCAATATAGCGGCCAGCGATTTCCATGAGTATTTTGTGGGGGTCACGAAAGATGCAACAATAAACACGACCACCATCAATATGTATGCCCACTTCATAAACACGTACCATCCCTCCAAAGTTTCGGTTCCCTGCATCTCATAAAAAGCTCGTCTATCATTTGTCGAGTTAATACTTTCTTCTACACCATACTCGCGTTCAAGTGCATTATTTGAATTGGATATTCGTGTGTAAAAATCATATAGCTGTTCAAGACTATCGTATGAATATTGGTATTTGGTGACCAGTTTATTCAAATCACCTATCTTATTATTCCAATTAGATAGAGTATTTTGTTTCCATTTAGTTGCTTCCTTTTGTAATTCTTCTGTTCGCTTTGCAATATACTTTTCTACACCATCACTGTATTCCAAGTAATTCTTTCTGGCTTCTTGTAGTTGTAAAGGTGCGGTTTTGATATTATCTTTTTTTTGAGTGTATATTTGTCTAAGTTCTGTTATCTTTTTCTCTCTTTGACATGCTACATCACATACTGGTTTAGGTATCGGAAGTATTTCAGGGCGTGGAATTGAAGCAGGGGCGGGCGTGGATGTTATCGGAGGAGGTGAAGCACGGGGTATTGCAGGAGTGTTTCCCATTTATTAAAATTATGTGTATATAAATATGTTATATTTTATATGTGCGTTTCGTATCCACTTACAGTAAATATTTAGTTATATTTTGCAAGTTGTGCGTTTAATTGTTGTCCAGTTGGTGTGTTAATTAGTTCATTTGAACCGAATGCGGATGTCAACTCTGAATTTCCATTATATGGTTGGATTCCTTGTGGGAACTGAGCAAGAATGACTTGGTCATTGAGCTGATTATTGGGGTAGCATTTATTTAACGGTTGTGGAACCCAGGTTGAGCTTGGTTGACAACAATCTTGTCCAACACAGCTTGCTTGTTGTTCTTCCGTTTGAGAACCTGGTATTTTATTACCGTCGGGTGTAGCATCTTGGTCTGGAACGCCCCTCAATCCAGTCCAATTATATTGCTGGTACATCATACTGTCTCGTGAATATGCATCCCATATTTCCTTAATAATATAGTACGAACCAAGCGTTCCAATTATCACAAAAAGAGTTGTATACAAAAAGGCTGGGACAAATCCTTGATTATACAAGTATGTCAATACTAATATCAATGCAAATACAACTGTAACATATTGCAATATAAGTGTATGATGTTTGTATTTATCTCCATAATATCGATTAATTTCCACTAAACGTAGACGATTTGCGCGTTGTTCACGGATAAGACCGATACGTTTTTCTGCGTGGTGGAGTTCTCTCTCTACAACTTCAAGAGCATCTGTTTCTTGTGTTAAAATGTTGTGTGCTACACCGACATTATTTTTATAGAAGGCTTGGTTTTGTTGAAGTTCCCCATAAAGTGCAGATCGAGCATCAGAAACATTTTTGATTTGGTTCACCATATCCTGTTGCTGTGAGCTATTTAATGTCATTGCCGCCGCACCTCGTTGGAGTTGCTCAAATAAGCCTTTTTCAGTGGTTTGAAGCTGGCGAATGTTTTCGATGATACCGCTTCCGCGGTCGTTTAATTGGCCCGCTTCAGCAAGGCCTAAAGATTGGTCTAGTCCTGCACTCATTAATAATAGTCTATATAAGATATGTATATATAATATATTGTCCCATCAATATATCATATGCCACTCACTACATGAGATACAAATACATGAATGAATAAAAATACATATTCATGCATATGAAGTGTGGTACATATATGTCTTTACCGAAGTTTTGCCAATGTTTTAACCGAAAAAAAGACAATAATAGCCGTGATAGCTAGCCATATAATGTAAATATATACATACGATTTCCTTGAGACATCCGACATTTGTGTCTTATACTTATCTACTCTATATTCTCCACTTGATGCATAATCAGATATTTTTTTAATAATATTGCTATACTCGTTTACCGCAACATCGACCATCGGTTGATTTAGTTTTGCGCGATCCACTAAATTAAGATTATATTTCTTTAACTCGTCAACAAGACTTGCATACTTGGAAATGTTATTTCCTATAGCTTCTTGGGCGTTTCGCATGCTTTGAGCATCCTGCTCATATTTACGCCACATACCACATTTTTCATTAGGGTCCATTGCAGGTCCTCTTTCAAGTGGTTTAATTTGAGTTCCGTCATCATCAAGTGATGCATATTCTGAGCCACCAAAAGCAGATTTTTGACCAGCAACTACAACACTAGACGAAACTGCATTTACCCGTTTGGAACACGTCCAGTTGCTGTCAATGAGTGGTATTTTTTTATATAGTCTGCTGTATTCATTTGTGTTGGTTGCCCATGAAAAAATGGTTGGGTCAATGCTTTTCAACGAACATTTCGCCATCGATGTACCGTCCACAACTCCTGACATTCCTTTTGTTTGGGCTGCACCATCAAACCCAAAAGCTGCACATTTATCGTAATACTTATTACATAATGCTCTGCACTCGGGGATTGACATGGTTGATGTTTGCAATTCGCTTATTGGAATATCGGGTATATTGAAATAGTCACTGGATGTTTTATCAACCATAATATATTGTGTAAGAGATGCATCTTTGGGTGTAAGCATTGATTCTGGGTAAGGTCGAATCTTTTTGTCTTCATCAACATAAGAAACGCTGCCCAATAACTTCCCCGCAAGACGCGCAAACCCTGGTTTGCCATTGGCTAGCGTCTCTTTTGTCATATAATATGCAATTGTGTTCTTATCGCCGTATACTAATCCATTATCACCTTTAATCGAGAAGGTTGAACTTCCCGATGTCTCATTTTCTATCGTTCCAAACGCAACTAATTGTCCATTCGACTTATCTTTGGGTTGAAAAAAAAATCCGACATATGGAACATTCGTACTTGTTGCTTTTTGTATAGCATCGACAAACCATTGATCTAATATGCTTGAGTCAGACACAGACTTCCCAGATTTTACATTATCCCAAGCGGAGAGAGAAAGAGGTAAAGTGCTTAAATATGCCTGTCGTGGAACATTTTCTACATTATATATTCCTTTTTGAACCAATGAGGTCGTATCTGCATCTCTATCTGTTACCGGACCAACTGTAAAGATAGCTGCTACTGACTGGTCCGTTGAATATTTGGGTTTTTGTCCGCCTGCGCTCGGTTGAAATTTAATCATATACTGTTTGCGATTTTCTTCTAGCCAGTATATTCTAAAAGAACCGTCCATGCTACCAGCTAAAAGCTCAGCATAGTGAGTTACAGTTACATTACCTGTGCCTGGTATAAAGTATCTAAAAAGAGTCATATTATTTCTTATCTTATTCGGTGGACTTCCGAGTTGCCATGACGCTTCTGAGATAAATGATGTCTGTGCGGGTGTGCTGGGAGCAATGAGAACTTGTCCGAATAATCGAATAAAATATTTCTTCTTTCCATTCCCACCATTTATATAGCTAATAAAGCCATAGTCGGACGTGTTCTGGGTTGGTTGTGGCTTTATATATAATGGAGTCGGTCCGACTTCTCCATCTCGAATACTGAAACTCACCTTGTTTGGACCTACGTTATATACTATAGATACACGAGGATTGGTAATTACATTACCCCATTTTGCTATATTCCCTGCAGGAATATCTGACAACACAGGGACAAGACATGTCGATTTATATACTCCATCTTCAATTGTTGTGTTTGTCAACCCAAAAACAAAATAACCTAATTGTGCACAAAGTTCTTTACATTCGTCAAATGTCAACTTCTTTCCCTGATTTGCAACCATACGGGGGATTTCGTTTGATGTCGTCCCATAAAAGTTCGTAGTGAGGGCACCTTGTATCTGGTACATTTCATCTGTTGGGATTTCTTTGTAAGTCTGCTTAAACGCCCATATCAAAGCGATTTCACCTTTTATATCCTTTAATGGTATTACACTAACAAGTCTATCTAACTCTGGTTTTGAGTACAACCGATTGACAATAATGTTGCTTAATTTAAGCTTATCTGTATCTGATAAGTTTGACTCGATTTTTTGCACAAGATTATTCGAAGTTTGTTTATATTTGCTAACTTGAGATTGAATGTCCTTGCCAAGTTTTTCTAGCTCTGCAACTTTATCTGAAACCTCATTGTCTTGTTCCAATATTTGTCTTGATTTAAACACGGCATCACTTGGTGTATTTGTAGATGTTGCCATCTGTGAACCTGGAAAGTTTATATTGGTTAAAAATCCTTCTATACTCGATTGTCGCTCGTTATCTAGATTAATGTGTACCATTGAATTACACGACGAATTAATAATGATGGTATTATTTAAATATATAATATCAT